TCTCTACGTGACTGGTTTTTGATGATGATAAAAGCATCTTTGTTGTACTTACGAGTACCAAGAGGTGACTGCCACTTCTTGTTATACTCCTCACCAACATCAATACCAGAGACTTGAGTACCACCAATCTCTACATCAACCTCATCACCATACTCCCATCCTAGTTTTTCCAATACAATGGCAAGTTGTCCAAGCATCTTTCCAGGATACATCACGGACTCATCCATAACATGTTCCTCGGGGTCAAGTTTTCCAATCATGAATTTCTCAGTTTTTGATGAACGGTATCCTTAATACTATTATAATCAGAGTAGTTACCCATGTCAAGATCATTGGCATCAAAGACTTCATCGAAGTCAGTCTTCTCAAGGATCTTGTTCTTGATCTCTAACTGTTTTTTCTCTTGAGAGATCCTTCTCAGGAATGCGTAATAGATGATCTGAGTGAAGTATGCAAAAGGGTTCTTCGACTTCTCAGGATTAAAGTTATGGATATATCTTACACAGTTCTCGATACCATCACAAATCATGTCATCTTTGAACATGTAGTTCACAAAGTTTGGTTTGTATGACAAATGATTTGCGATCTTCAGAAAGCACTCACCAATGTAACGGGGAATTTCTGGTTTCGGTTCATCATTGAGTTTTGCTTTCTCAACTCTGGCGAAATAGTTCTCAAGGGCATTCAGAAACTCTTTGTTATTTACATAGTGTTCTGCATTTCTGGGTTTAGGCATAACAGTTCTTTTTGTTGTTTTAATTATACCAGAGATATCAAGTGTTGACAAGGTGATGAAAGTCGTATAGACTAGGCTTGTCCCCGAAGATAAGAATAGTATAGGTTATATCAAGAGGACTTGTATAACTTCTCTAAGACTTCTTTCGTATCTCTTACATTTCCTAAGTAACCCATTCTTCGATCTAACTTTGCAAAGTTACCTTGGTTACTCTTTCTAATGTAGTCTTGATAGTTCATAATCATTTCAATGTTCTCTGATTCAGACATCGTGAGAACTTCATCTAAGTTGATCAGGAAAAGATCTTCATTAGAAGTCTTTAACCATGGTTCAAACTTGTATCCAGTAACTGATCCTCTCGTCTTAATAGGTTGAACACAGATAGGATAAGATACAAGTAACATTGTTCGATCATCTTCTTCAGATGCTGCCACCTTACAGAATATCTCATCTCCACATTTGAGTTTGATTGTTGCGTAAAAATCGTCTTCAATCATACGTTCTCCTTATTCTTTTATGTCGATAGTAAAAATGTCATAGTTGAACTGCTCTGAAACATATATCTTCACTCTTTCAATAAAATGATTCAGTGTGTAATTCTTTCTTGATCCGATTGTTAAGTCATCTGCAATATCATAAAGTTTTGCACTGACTTTATCTTTGCCTTTACGTAGGACTCTACCAATACTTTGTAAGTTTCTTACTCTAGATTTGGATGGAGAGGCAAATATTACATTGTGTAGATTTTTAATATTGATACCAGTACTGAATGTTCCGTAAGATGCAACGATGATAGCGTCTTTTTCTTTTTCAGTGATCTCCCTTACTTGTTCTCTATCTTCGGCATCTACACCACCATGAATAAAAAATACTTTACGGTCTTCACTTACCTTTTTATTTATTAAGTCGAAAAGAATGGCACCATGAGCCTCCACTCTGGAGTACAGCACCAGACTATTACCATCTAGATCTCTGACTAGATTTGTGATGAAGTTATTTCTTTTCTCATGACCAATGAGAAACTGTATCTCATCCTCATAGGTATCAAACTTCTTTGGTTTATACTTCAAGACAAGACACTGAATATCAAGTGAAGCTAAGTGTCCTTCATCCTGAAGTTTCTTCGTTTGGGTCACTTTATACGATGGACCAAAGAGTCCTTCTAACACCCACTTATGAGTCTGAGAGCCGTCTAGTGTCCCCGTAAACCCGTATCTATACTTGGCATGATGCAATTTATCCATGATACCAATAAGAGACTTACTTTTAAAAAGGTGCGCCTCGTCACCGATCACAACGTCGTATTCTTCAAAGAACTTACGATCTAACTGATAGACAGATTGCCAAGTAGTAATTGTGACTTCGTTTGTATTGACTCTTTCACGTCCAGCATATATTCTATGACAGTGATTCTCTGCATCCCATCCATATTGTTGGAAGTCCTTGAACATCTGTTCTACAAGAGATGTGGTCGGAACAACCAATAGAATTTTATTACCACGTGCAACGTGATATCTAACCACGGAGTAAATCATAAAAGACTTACCAGAACCCGTAGGAGAGATGAGAAGTTTTCTGTTGTATCTTAATGCTTCGTATACACCATCTATCTGATAGTCACGAGGACTGATCCCAGGTGATATACTTTCCATATAATCTTTAGTTCCACCATGACTTACTAAGTCATTTACTTCAAACGGTGGACCGTAGAACTTGTTATTTAAAAACTTGTAAGTGTATCCTGCACTCTCACAGAATGCAATAATCTTATCAAGAAGACCCACGTAGATTCTCTTGGTCTTCATGTTGAATAGATGAACAAATCCATCCCAGTACTTACTGCGATACTGAGGCATGAATTTTTTATTAGGAACTTCAAAGGTGAACTTATCTCTTAGTTCATACTCAATGTGAGGTTCCGTTGTAATCTTCAAGTAAACTTCGTTTACCTTTTCTATAGTCAAATCAGCCATTCATGTAGGTTCTCACCTACAAGTATTTATTACATAGTTTCAAACCTATGTTCTAAAACAATTCTGTAAAAATGATCTCTCATGGCAAGTAGATCCTCTTGTTCCATAGGATCTCCTCCAGACCATTTTTCGACCGCCTGAGATAGTCCTGTATGTACAATACGGACTGCCTCAATAGGTAATTCTAGGTGATAATAGTTTTCTTCTTCCATTAGCCTAGTCCTGAACTGAAACGCATGAACTCAATACTATTTTTGATTTGATAAGTTCGATTCGTAATTTGTTTTAGAATCTCTTCTATGTATCTTAACATTACATTATAGTATTCAATTTTCATTGAAACATTAGACAATCTCTCGTCAGCGTCGAGATACTTTGTCATCGTTTCTTTATCTCTAATCTTTTTCGGGAAAGGATTCTGGATATACACATCAGGGTCAGCTTTACCTGAATAGTATTCATACCTCTCGTGTCTTACATTCTTTTTCTGTTGTTCTGCTTTTGTCCTCAACAACATGAGGTTATTATAAATGTCATAATATTTTGAATGCAGAACTGGGATGTTCAACGATTCGGTATGAAGATTGTCAATGTCAATCTTTGAATCTTTTTCCCACATCTGTTGAAGTGTAGGAAGATCAATCATTAGCAGCAGGTTACATCAGTGATATTATACACAGAATACTTGAATACGACCTCTGCTGTCAAGTATTCAACATCTGTAGCAGTTGCATCAAAGGTGATATCTGATAAAGTGTAGGGGAACATGTCCTTAAACTTCACACTGAACATTGGTCTATTGATACCATTCAGAATTGTCAGTGTACCATCAGAGAAAAGATTTTTAATACCACCATTATCTATGGGTCCGTCTTTTTGGAATTGGTAAATTTCATCGAGACTTTCAGGAAACCCCAGACCTCTCATCCAATTCTGGATTTCATTATAGTTTTGTAGACCTTGGTCAATCAAGAATCGTATCCTCAGGTCATTAAACTCAAGTAATTCACCTGGTCTAGGAATCATTCGAGTGTATGAAGGTTGTTCCACTGTACCGAGAACCAGTCCAGGAACATTTATGGAGTTACCATAAAATCCTAAGTGACGAGCTCTGTTGACAGTGAAACTAAATCCAGTGGCCTGAAGAAAATTTCTATCAGTTATTTGATTTTGAAGTGCTTCAGCCATATCATTCAGTAACTACAACACCAGAGTATTCGTAATGGGCTTCTTTGGCATCTGCTTCAGTATTATATTGTTTTCTCTCCACAAATTTGTCAGTCCACTGACCATTTCCTTTAAAGTAAACTTCTTTGTTACGGATGACCTTTCTGATATATGATGCCATGACCCTGTGGCGTTTTATGTATTATTTATCAACATGCCATGAGGACACATGGTACACAATAACTTCCATCAGAATATGTGGTTGAAACTGTAGTACTAGTCACCTTGGCAACAGTTTTAGATCTTACAATATCATCACCCTGTGGTTTGGCAGTACCATCACCAGCAGACATCAGTAAATCACCTCGTGCAACTGTTGTTCCCTG